GGGACAGGGCAGCATCACGCCTGGCGTCGATACGGCTGTACCCATCATCCGCGGCGTTCTTATGGCGCCATCAGGTGTCATCCTCAGGTTGTCAGCATCGATCGGTGCAGCTTCTGGCGCTCCCGCTTCAGGCCTCGTTGCAACCGATGCAACGGCCTCCGGAAGCATCATCGGAAGCACGATCCTGATGGACGCCGGCGTGCCGAAGTCAGACTTCGTCCTCCTATTGAACGGTCACCAGGGAACGGATGCGTTGTATCCCAACGTCATCACCGCATCGTTTGACATGAGCTCGCCGAACTACTTTGCGAACGTGTTGAACACGGATCCCCTGAAGTACCAGCAAGCGGGTCACTACCTGCACGCATCATGGGATGTGCACCCATCAACAGCCGTTGTCACCGGATCTGGGATCGTTGTCCCAGCATCGGGTTCAGGCGGAGGTTTCACGGCTCGTACGGGTGTTGAGCACGCAGCATTCCTCACGACGGCTAGCCTTCCGAGGAACACGGGAAGCGACACGGTTCCGAACTTCGAGTCATGGACCGATCGTTACTCACACGCTGTGTCGCCTTGGGTGATCTCACAAAGGTTCGGCGGATACGCTACGAACCTGTTCAGGCTGCACGCTCTCGATGCAGGTCCTGGGATCTCGACAAACTTCAAGATCTCCGTTGAGAACATTGCCCCCTCGACAGATCCTGCGAACCAGTACGGAACGTTCGATGTTGTCGTAAGGCAGTGGAACGATCAGGATTCGAACCTTCGGGCGCTCGAGCAGTGGAGGGGCCTGTCGTTGGATCCTTCATCGGATCGTTACATCGCGAAGGTCGTCGGAGATGCACACGTATTCTACAACTTCGACCAGGTTGAATCAGGTCAGAAGCTGATCCTTGAGGGCAACTACGCCAGCAAGTCGAACCTCATCAGGGTTGAAGTTTCGGTCGATGTCGACAACGCTAGCGTCGATCCAACGGCATTGCCGTTCGGCTTCAGGGGCGCTCAGCACCTGATGACGTCAGGATCGATGCCAATGACGAGCCCTTCATCCACGCAGCACCAGGTTGCGAGCGCGTTGAAGAGGATCATCGAGATGCCAGTTCCGCTGCGTTCGAACATCACGCAGGGATCCGGAGCAAAGTTGTCGGTCAACCCATTGCTCTACTGGGGCGTCCGCTTCGAGCACATCACCAGCCTCACCACGCCGAACGCTAGCGTTCTTCAGGACCGTTCGTTGCTGTCCTTTGCCAAGTACTTCCCGGCATTCTCAGAGACCACCCAGGCGGTGGTCGTGGGTGACAACGAGGGTACGCCCGACACGGTGCAGAACGGCATCCTCGATGCTGACAGGTTCTGCCGTAACGGATTCTCGCTGGAGAACATCAGGATCGTTACTGGTTCAACGGGCCTCGCTGATCCAACGAAGTGGGATTCTGCTGCGTACGTCAGGGATGGAAACATCACCGCGAACGAATCATCGAAGACCCGCAAGCTCAAGGCTGACGATCTGATCCAGGCGAACAGGCGATTCGCGAAGTACACGTTCTTCATGCAGGGCGGCTTCGGTGGAACGAACATGTTCGATCGTGACGAAGCAGAGATCAACAACGCAGCTGTGACGGCTGATATGAACGACGCCCTTCGCGGTCGTCAGGATGGACCGAGCGTCCGTGCCTTCTCAAAGGCTCTTGACATCATGAAGAACGTCGTCAACACTGACGTTCAGCTTCTCGCGATCCCAGGCATCAGGCACCCGATCGTAACTGACAACGCGATCAACGCGGTCACCGAGAGGTTCGACGCTCTCTACATCATGGACGTCGAGCAGCTCGACAACAACGGAGACGCCGTCGTCGCTGATTCTCAGCTTCCGTCGGTCACGCTCACGGTCGACAACTTCAGGGATCGTGCTCTCGATTCGAGCTTTGCTGCGGCATACTTCCCAGACGTTGTGATGCCGGATCCAACCACGAAGACGAACGTTCTCGTTCCACCCTCTGTTGCTGTCATCGGCGCCCTAGCGCTGAACGATGCCGTGGGTCACCCATGGTTCGCTCCTGCAGGTTACGCTCGCGGTGCTCTGCAGACGACGCTCGAGGCTCGTGTTCAGCTGTCGAAGCCGAACATGGATGCGCTCTACGACGTCAACATCAACCCGATCGTTGCCTTCCCAGGAAGCGCAACGTCAGGAACGAACCCGAAGGGTGGCGTCATGGTCTGGGGACAAAAGACGCTTCAAGCATCAGCTTCGGCTCTCGACAGGGTGAACGTCAGGCGCTTGCTCATCGACCTTCGCAGGCAGGTGAGGGAGATCGCGCTGCTCATCATCTTCGAACAGAACCGCGAAGCCACGCTGGCCAAGTTCAGCGCCCTCGTCACGCCACGACTCGCAAGGGTTCAGGCGCTCTCAGGCCTCGAGAGGTACCGAATCATCATCGATTCGAGCACCACGACGCAGGCAGACATCGAAAACAACACAATCCGCGGTAAGATCTACGTCCAACCGACGAAGGCAATCGAGTACGTGAACCTTGACTTCATCGTCTCGAACACCGCGAACCCGACGCCCTGATTGAAGGATGACGATGAAACTGACAAGCAAGCAGCTACGAAAGATCATCTCTGAGACCGTTCGTTCTCGTATCTCAGAGAGCCCGCACAGGGTTCCCGGGCAGCAGGAGAGCTATCCACCACCTCCCGCTGTCCAGGGATCACAAGATCAGATCACGCCTGAGATCGAGGAGGCTGTGATGATATTGGCTCAGCTAGTCGCTGAAACGGTAGAACCTGATGATCACGTTGCGATGGATGGTCTCGTAACAGAGGTTCATAACGAGATCATGAACGCAGTCGGTCAATTCATCTGATCAAGAGGAAGTCCAGTGAAGCTAACACAGAAGCAGCTAAGGGGAATCATCAAGGAGGCTGTAGCCTCACGCCGAAAGGCTCTCAACGAGGAGATGCAGCAGGATCTCGCTCTGGAGATTGAGAACAATCCGGAAATCGAACCGCTTGTTCATGAGCTAGCCTCGCACCTCGTTGAGTACCTCGGAAATGATCCGACGGCTGTCGAGGTTGATGGCATGAGCATCGTGACTGACATCTTCTCAGCGCTGGCTAGGATCGTGTCCACGCACGGTGATGTGAAATCAGACGAAGGTCCTCCACCGCTTCCAAGGTGATCAGCAATCGAACCTGTAGCACAGGTTCTTGCACCCGAAGATCTTCACAACGCCTGCCGAGGATGCGACCTGCTCCTCGGTGAGCCCGTTTTTGCTGTCGGCTTTGTACTTGAACCGGTTGAACCTGGAGATGTCGTCGGTCCACCAAAACCTCGCCGGCGTGTCGGAGACGTGAATCCAACCTGCTGACGTCCATGTTCCTGACGCACCGAAGCGCGCATCAACGTACGTCAACATGCTCCTGTATCCCAACGTTCTTGCTTCTGAAGCAGCTGCTCGTGTCAAGCGTGACAATGATCCTTGAACGTTCGTGTCAAGCTTCCCGCACATCCTCGCAACCTCCAACGATGTTACGTGTTTCTTGTGAAACGGGACACGAAGAGAGATCGCTGCAACAAGTTCGTCGTTGAGGAACAACCCGATTGCGAGCTTGGCGTTCGTGTCGCCATCGACGTGATTGGCATTGAAGAAAGCCTGCCTCTCATGAACAACGAGCTTCCTGACGGTGCATTTCCGAGCAGCGATCTTTCGTGTCGTGAGACCGAGCCTGTGCCTGATCATCGATTCAACGATTGGTCTCTTATCTCGCCATTCGTCCTCGAAGACGTGGAAGAGCGTGACGCCAATCGAGGCGCACCTGTCTGATTTGTTCTGATGGTACGTCGATGATTTCTGGTTGATGTTGTGCCAATAGAGACCGTTGTACTCGATTGCGAGTTTTTTGGCGGGAACGTAGATGTCAAGTTCCTGTGGGGTGATCACGTTCCTGCAGTTCGATTGCACGTCTGAAACTAACGTCCCGATCCAATTTGCGATCTGATGTTGAGCCTTGCTGCCACCAGGATCGCAGGTGTAACACCTACCGTGTTGCAACCTTCTCAAGGAGTCGCTGAACGTTGATTTGCATTTGATGCACTCGACCATGATGTTACGTTGTGCATCGTTGACGTACGAACCATCGGTGCCTAAAACCCTGAGCGTTGAGCCCTCCTCAATCCTTGCTTTCACCTCGTCGATCTGTAACCTCTTGATCTCATCAAGTCGTTGCCTGAGACTCTTGTTCTGGTGCGTCATCGACACCTTGAATGCCATGGCCCTGATCCTTTCATCGTTGGCCTTAGAAAGTCCTTTGGCCCAGGGCACCAATTCTCCATCAGCGTACCTTTGCGTTAGTTCTGATGACATCTGGGCTAGCCTGGGATCGCTCTCCTTGCTTAGTCCCTTCGACCAAGCTGTGATCCTTCCCTCCTTGAAGGCCAACGTCCGCCCGGCGGATGTTGCAGCTGCTCGACTTGCGATCCTCTCATCAGTTCTCTTCGTGAGACCTTTCGCCCAACCGACCTGACCGGTCAGCTTTTCACGACGCTTGTCTGAGATCTCCTTCGCCTTTGTTGCATCGTAGACCTTGCTCAGGCTGGCGTTGTGCCCGATCACGAACTCGTTGTAGCCCTTCTGCCAATCGATGAACGTTGGTTCCTGCCCGCAACCGCAAGGGCACATGATCGGTCCGTTGAAGGTTTCATCCCATAACGCTTTGAGCTCGATGCCATGAACATCGACGATGTGATCAGCGAAGTTCGTTTTCTTCTTCGATGAAAAGTTGCACCTAGGACACGTAAGAAGGGCTGGCTTGCTGCGCGTTGAGTACCTGCAACTAACGCATGGTTTTTTCAATGAATCGGCTTTGATTGCATCCTTTTCATTCTTATGCGTGATCGTGCTCTTGCAGAACGGGCAAGTCCGTTGATTGGAATCCATCTGTACAAGATATTCCATCGAGCTGACGTTTTTCTACGAAAATTTCTTTGGTGATCAATACATTAAGCTCGAACCCCTCTCTTGAAAGGTGAATCACAATGGCTGAGACTCTTGACGTAACTTCGATGCTCCCTAACAAATTCGAGCCTAAGCGAAAAAATCGATGGGTACTAATGATCGAAGGCATTGATGCCTACATCCTGAAGTCCACGGCACGACCGACGATCACGACCGAACCGGTTGAGATCCCGTTCATCAACGCAACGCGTTACCTCGCCGGTAAGACGAAGTTCAGCGCTATCTCCTGCACGCTCCATGATCCGATCGCTCCCTCGGGCGCGCAGCAGGTCATGGAATGGATCCGCCTGCACTACGAATCCGTGTCAGGTCGTGCTGGTTACGCCGACTTCTACAAGCGCGACATCCAGCTCAAGATGCTCGATCCGGTTGGAACGGTCGTTGAGCTTTGGGACATCAAGGGAGCGTTCATCCTCGAGGCGAACTTCGGTGAGCTGACGTACGAGGACGGCATGCCGACCGAGATCACGCTTTCGTTGCAGTACGACAACGCAGTTCTGCAGTACTGATTCGTCACGAATCACTCAAATGGTTCAACGGAAGGCTCCTCGGAGCCTTCCGACGTTTAAACGTGCTGTGCAATCCTTGCATGTCGTATTGTAAAAATGTGAAGAAGCGGACGAGAATCCTGAGCAGGCCCGGTTCAGCCGAGGGAACGAGGGTGATGCTTGGCATCAGCAAGCATCGAGCTGCTGAGGTTCAAGCCATGGTCGATGAAATCGTTGCTGAGGCTCCTGATGAACATGATGTGCCCGTACTGCCCTCGCTCGAAGCCAACGTTGCAACGACTGGTGAAGCACGTTCGAGTTCATGACATCAACCCTCGTAGGCTCTACAGGAGGCTTCACGGGTTGATGTTCGAGCCGTTGTGCGCATGTGGATGCGGCCAGCACGTCAGGTTCCTTGGGATCGAGCTCGGGTTCGAGGACTTCAGAAGATCGCACGGTGACAATGCTGCGTCTCGTGTGGTAGCATCAAGCAAGGAGAGCCACGTTGGAACACAAGGACGATCTTGATCGAGCGCTTCGTGAACGTCAACCTGCACCTTCCTCACAAGGAGGTTACAAGCACCCGAAGCCTGAACGGTTGTCAGCTGACAGCGGTCGTTCCGGGTCACCCGAGGCCCTGGAAAAGATTGTCAGGTACTTCAAACGGGTCAACAGGCCTCTCTACACGGGCAATGTCTCGGTGGAGGTCGGGTTCAACCTGAGGCAAACAGAGCTGATGCTGCGTATCCTCGAGGAACAGGGAACCATCAGGATCCTGGACGCTCGCGAGCTGAGATCGTTGGGAATCGACGACGGTGGAGAGGTCTGGATCATGGGCAAGAAGGCTGCCTGACATGCCCATCACGGGCGAGTTTCCTGCATTGCCTGGCGGTCGACGCAGGATGCACGAGGAACACCTGCTCGCGTTGCAGGATGTTCTTGACGAAAGGCTCGTTGATGGTGAGCTGCAGCTCGACGACTACCTCGCTGAATGGAGAGCATTGCTGCTTGCTGCGGGTTACACCAACGATGAGTACGTGAAGCTCGTCGAGAAACGTTGGGACAGGATCCAACAACTGCGCGCGAGGCCAATCCATCGTCCCATGGGGAACTGACGCCGATAGTTATCGGCGATGAGGCTGACACTTCGAGACCTTCGTGACCTTCTGGCTGAAGCGTTCGCCGAAGCAATCCCCGATCGGAACGATGTCGAGCGTGGCTTGTACGCGTCCAAGGGCGATCCTGCGAAGGCGAACAAGGTCATTGCGCACCTGCTCGCCAGATTTCCAGGAGGATCAAAGCCTCATGTCTCGCAGCTTGCCAACGTGATCCGAGCATGGCAATCGGGTAAAACCGGTTGGGGATCGGTTGAAAGGATCCTGGACGCGCTGTACGGTTCGGTCAAAGCTCACCGTATGCGCTGATTCGGCTCGGGTTCTTCCTGCACACGTATTTACGCCCTGGTTGGGAACAGTATGATCCCACATCAGGAGCAACATGTCAGAAGAACGTGAGCAACGTAACCAGGCAGCATTCTCAGCTGCGCAGCAGCCGACACCAGCGCAGGTTCATAGCCAGATCGCTTCGTCGACCGCAGTCGAACGTGTCAAGGCGGAATTCGGTCTCGATATTCCAGTCGAGCTAGCGCCAATTCCATCTGCCGGAAAGGCTTACCATCGTGATCACCCGCTGAGCGGGAAGGATCGCGTTGAGATCAGGAGCATGACCGCTCGTGAGGAGGACATCCTCACGTCAAGAGCCCTCCTGAAGAAGGGAACCGTGATCACCGAGCTGATCAGGTCGTGCTTGCTCGACAAGACGATCGATCCCCTGTCGTTGCTGACCGGCGATAGGAACGCGCTCATGGTCTCTATCCGCGTGACGGGCTACGGTTCGTCGTATGATGCTGAGGTTGAGTGCAACTCGTGCAACGCGAAGAACAACCACTCGTTCGATCTCACGGCGTTGCCTGTCAAGACGTTGGATATCGATCCGGTGTCACCGGGAACGAACCTGTTCGAGTTCAAGCTTCCCGTCAGCAAGAAGGTCGTCAGGTTCAAGTTCATGACGGGAGCTGACGAGCAGGAGATCCTCGCCGGCCAGGAGCGCTTGAAGAAGCTGAACATGTCGACCGATTCGATCGTGACGACAGGTCTACGTGCTGCGATCGTGTCCATCGAGGGGATCGAGGAACGTCAGAGGATCAACACGTTCGTCAACATGATGCCGGCGCGCGATTCGCTCGAGCTGAGGAATTACATCAGGGACTCTGAACCCGGAATCACGATGAAGCAGGAGGTCGAGTGCGAGCAGTGCGGCAACCGCGAGGAGGTCGCGATGCCGATTGGCGTCTCGTTTCTTTGGCCTTCAGCCGGAAGATAAGGAACAGCTGATCCTGGAGCCGTCGTTCCTGCTCATGTACTACGGCGGCTTCCTCTGGAAGGAGACGTTGCATCTTCCAGTCGTCTACAAGCGATGGTTCGTCGAGAGGATCGTGAAGGAACTGAACAAGGGTTCGGAGAACAACACGAACCAGACGAAGGCTCTGCATCAGAACACCCCCGAGGTCAGGCAGATGCAGAACAAAGCTCGTGCCCAGACGCCGTCAAGGTTGAGAAGGTTCACTTGATGTCATAACGATCGAGCGAACGAAGCATAGTTAAGGTCGAGGTGCTGCTGTGGCTAGTGATCGAGGATCTCCCATCAATGAACTTCACCTGAACCTTCTGGGCAAGGTCTTCTTCACCGCGGTCGGCGCATGGTTGGTTGGCAAAGCTACGAACCTGAAGCTTCGTGGAACGCCTCAGGAGATCCAGGCGGTTCAGAACGCAATGATGTCGTCAAGGCGATTTCAGGACGAGCTGAACAGGCCTGGTGCCAGCGTTGATTCCGTGATGCAGAAGCTCAACCTGAAGAATGCATCCGCTCAGGAGTTCGAGAGAATCTTGGGCGTTCGTTGGCCGATCTGACACGTACGTTGCCGTTCGAACGAGAATGGATGTCTAATTCGAGCGCGTGCTACTTACGCGTTGGGACCTGATAGGTGGCAACCAAAGAAGAGCTGACAGAACAGCTGTCGATCACCCAGAAGCTATCAGCTGCCGTCGATTCGATGGCACGCTCGATGTCCAAGGTTGAGGCTAGCTACGAGACGCAGATCTCTGCTGTCGAGAAGCTCACCCGTGCCATCGAAGCGCTGAAAGGCCAGGATCTTGGCAACCTGAACCAGCAGAAGTTGGACGGCCTTCAGAAGGAGATGAAGGACTCAGAGAAGACAGTCACAAGTCTCTCCGGACGGATCAAATCGCTTGGTGATCAGGTTTCGAAGAAGTTTCCGTCGAACGTTGCGATCGGTGCAGCTGCGCTTACAGGATTTGCGCAAGGGGTCAGGAACGTCATTGCGCTTTCAAAGGGCCTTGCTGGTTTCTTCGCAACGTTCGCTGACGGCGCGATCAGCATCACAGCGTCGATCATATCGATTCCACTGAAGATCTTCACAGGTCTTGTCGACATGGCTGCTGCAGCTGGCGGCGGCGCGAACGAGCTAGCGCAAGCTCTTGAGAACCTACGCAAGGAGATGGGAGATCTCAAGGGTCCCGGCACGAGTGCCGTCCTTGAAGCGTCCAAATCGTTGAAGGGATTCTCTGACACCGGGCTCTCCGCCTGGCGAGTCTTCGGAACGATGGCCGAAAGGATCGAGCTTGTCACGAAGGTCGCCGTCGCGATGGGCGCAACATTCGGAAGGTTGACAGAGGAGTTCAAGCAGAACGGAGGAGCGCTTCTAGCTTTCCAAAAGGGTCTAGGCGTTTCCGAGGAGGGAATGAAAGCCGTCGGCGATCGGGCGATCTCGCTCGGCAAGCCGATGACGAAGATCTTCATGGATATGACGAAGCAGACGCTAGCCTTGGGCAAAGCGTTTGACATCGATCAGAAATTGATTGGCAAGGACATGGTGAAAGCCATGCAGGATGTCAAGCACTTCGGTGCCCTGACTGTCAAGGAGATCGCGACTGCGTCCGTGTACTCCAGAAAGCTAGGCGTCGAGCTGGACAAGATCGTTGGAACCTTGGATGCGTTCGAAACGTTCGACACCGCCGCTGAGAACGCTGCAAAGCTGTCGCAGGCGTTCGGTGTCAACATCGATGCATTCAAGATGATGGAGGCTCAGAGCCCGGCTGAACAGATGGACATGCTACGTAAGTCCTTCAGGGACGCTGGCGTCGATGCTTCGCAGTTCACGAGGCAGCAGGCCAAGCTCCTCGCGATGACGACGGGCCTCGACGAAGCAACAGTCAGGCAGACGTTCTCCATGCAGAACCAGGGCGCCTCTCTTGACGATATCAAGAAGAAGAGCGAGTCTGCAGAGAAGAAGACGATGACCCAGGCGGAAGCCATGTCGAAGCTAGCCGATAGCATCGAGAGAATGGTCAAGTCCGGTGGAAGCCAAACTGGCGGCTTCTGGGACATGTTCGTGAAGGGATTCCTCGGCGGCATCCAGGCGTCAAAAGAGTTCCGTGAGATCATCATGAACATCAAACAGAGCTTGAACCTCGTGTACTTCGAGGGAATCAGGCTTGGCAAGGCGTTCGTTGAGATGTTTCCCGGCGTCAAGATGTTCCTCGGTGGGATCGCTGATTTCTTCAAACCAGGCAAGTTCAAAGCGTTGGTTGGCGGTGTTGTTGACGAGCTGATCAAGTTCATGGGAGAACTCAAAAATCCAAACGGCAAAGCATCGTTCAGCGGGCTCATGAAGACATTGCAGGAGAAGTTTTTCAACTTCTTCGATGGTTCGACCCAGCAAGGAAAGGACATGCTTGATGGGTTCAAGACAATGTTCAAGACGATCATGAAGCTAGCATCTGAGGGAATCAAGTGGGTTTCCGATCAGATCGGCGAGGGCCTGCAGTACGCAGTTGATCTGATCACAGGAAAGAAGAACCTATCGTCGTTGGCTAGCGCCGGCGGTGGAGCGCTAGGATTCCTGGGTGAGGTTCTAGAACCGTTGCTTGATGCGCTCGAGCACGCTTGGGTGACCATCACCCCGAAGCTTGCCATCCTCGTGAAGGAACTAGGAAAGAAACTCTACGATTACCTCACGTCAAAGGAGTTCATCGACATCGTAAAGCCTGCGATCCCTGTCATCGCAGCGATCCTGATGGGTCCAGCTTTCACACGAGCCCTAATGGGCGCCGCGGCAGCGAGCTTGGGCAAGGCCGCGATCGGTCTCTTCACCCGGGGCGATACCAAGAAAATCATGGCTGACGTAGCAAAGAAAGCTGCATCAGAACTTTCGGAAGCTTCACAGAAGGTGGCTAGCAAGGGCGCTGGTGTCGGTGCTGACGGATTGAAGCAGGTCGGTGCTGTCAACAAGGCCGCTGGCGATGCTATCAACCCGACCGGAAGCAAGGATTGGGGTGTCAAGGATGCGGTGAGGTTGGGCGCCAAGCTTGTTGCAATCGCTGCTGCGTTGGCGATCGGCGGCGTGGCGATGGCCGTTGGCATCGTTGCCATGAAGAAGATCCTCGAGGCCGGCGGGATCAAGAACGTCTCGGATGCATTGGCACCGTTGTCGGTCATGGGCGCGATGGTCCTAGGAGCCATTCCGTTGATGATCTCGATGAAGATGGCAGCAAAGCTCGGCTCGATGTCAGAGGTCCTCAATGGAGGGTTGATCATCAGCGTGCTTGTCGGAATCGTCGGCGTTGTCGGAGCAGGCGTAGCTTACCTCCTGAGCAAGGTCGGCGATCCCGCTCAGTTGTCAGCGGCAGGAAACATCATGGCAAAGATGTCGCTGGTGTTCCTTGCGATGGTACCCTTGATCTTTGCATCGATGGCTGTCGGCGCGTTGGCATCAGGACCTCAAGCGATCGCTCTAGCCGCTGCAGCGATAGGTCTAGCCGTGATCAGCAAGGCTGTGGCTGACATGGCTGAGCTATCGATCGACATCATCGAGAAGATCTCTGCGATCAAGGTGAACTCACAGTTCCAACAGAAGATCGATGCGTTCCTTGGGATCATGAAGGCGATCCAGTCGTTCTCCGACACGCTCGTCAACATGATCTCGTTGATGACGCCAACGTTCACCGAGCTGCTTTCAGGCAAGACTGAATCGTTCTCCGAGAAGGTCACATCAGCCACGAAGCTCATCAAGGAGATGGTCGGCAAGCGTGGTTCTGAATCAGGAATGATCGGCATCATCGAGACGGTGATGTCAGCGATCAAGCAGATGAACATCGGTGGGCCAGGGATGGCCGAGGCTGCGAAGGTTTTCTCCGATGTGATGAGCGCAATCACGGCGTTCATGATCGCCGCTGCTCCACCTGAATCGTTCTACGAGGAGGGAGGCAGCTTCATCAACCGCCTCGTCGACCCTTCGCACAACTTCACCAACCTCACGACTGACGTCGCCAGGTACTCTCGATTGATGCGCGAAGGCGCTATGGAGATGCTCACCGGTGACAAGAGCGGAAGCGGAAAGGAAGGAATCCTCGGTCTTATCACCAAGATGACGACGATGAAGGTACCTGATACGAAGGCTGCCGAGGTCATCGCAAATCTGATCAGCTCGACAGCATCCGTGCTCAAGGCGCTATCACCGAACGCTGATACGATGAAGGCGTTCAGCGACACGAAGGAAACGGAAGCGTTCTGGGGTCTCGTCAAGGGGAAAACAACCAAGCTTAACACAGCTGCAATCGCTGAAACGATCAGCTCGATGGGTGAGCAATTCAAGGTGCTGATCCCAGCGTTGACATCGAGCGTTCTTGACTCCGTGACCGACAAGGCGAAGAACCTTACTGGGGATCAGATCACGAAGATCAAGGCGATGGGAGATATCCTGAAGATCGTCGTTGACCTCACGACAGCTCTTGGAAATGCAATGAAGGGCGCGCCGACATCGGTTGGCACCGTGAACGAGGGAGCGATCGTCAACATCACGTCGCAAGCACCGTCGTTGGCAATTGCGTTGTCAGAGATCGAATCATCGATCGGTCCTCTTCTTGAGACGCTAGCAAATCTGCCTGTCGTCGACGCGTCTGTCACAACCAACGGTGTCGAGGGCATGATCGGTTTGATCACCAAGTCTATCGATTCGGTGTCAAAGATCGGTGATATCCTTTCAGCCGACTCAATGGAACTCGTGATGTCGTCAGTCGATCAGCTTACGGCGTACGGAGATGAGATCACAAGGATGGCAAGCGTTCTGAAGAACGATGCAATCGCTGGAGCGTTGACCGCAGCTAGCGACATCATCAAGAAGGCTAACGAGCTCGATCAAGCCTTGAACGACGGAATCAGGATCGATACGCCTGTCAAGCTAGCGAAGCTAGCCAGCGCTGTCGGTCTCGGTTCAAAAACGAACTACACGATCAGAAACAAGGAGATCGTCCTCACGGTCAACATGCAGGTGACGATGAATGTTGATGAGGTCGAGAAGGTCATGATCCTAAGGAAGGGCTCGTTCGTTCGTGATAGGATCAACCTTTCTCTCGAAGGAGATGAGAAGACCAGGGATTACACGTTGCCCGAAAATCCGAGCAGCCCAATCCAGATGCCGGCCCCAAGACAGCCCTTGTGACCTGAAGTAAAATCATCGCATGTTTACCAAGGATGCACTCATCAAACGTTTGAGGAATGATCGGATGTTTCGTGATGCCATGAAGATGGCACGGAACGATGCAGAGAGGTACAAGATTGCGGCGACAGCAGAAGCGTTCATCTCAACGTTCATCGATGTCATGTCTCCAATTGCAGCAGGAGTTCGAAGCGATCCTGTGCTAGCCGCTAAACTGATGGAAGGCATCAAAAACAACGTGACCCTAGTTAGAGAGAGCGACGGGAAGATCATGTCAGGATCGACAGCTAGATGAGTGGAACCAACACAGGAAAAGGTGGATTCGACATTGATGTCGATGGGCAGACCAAAAACCTGAACTTCGACGTTGGGGATCCGTCCGCCGAGGGGCTCGATCCAACAACACCGGATCATGGTGACATCAACGTCGACAACTCCGTTCAGGACATCAGCCAGAAGACCAAACGTACGCTCGGGCAGTACGTCAAGGGAATCACAGCCGGCAATCGTTACCCGAACGATGGACGTTACGCCGACTATCGAACAACGACTCCTGAGGGTGTGCCGCAGCCGATCTCAAACGAGCCGGGCAACGTGCCGCAGTTCGTCGAAAGAACGAAGACGTCCGGCGTCGTAGCAGACGTCCCAGATCTTCTGAAGCAAGCTGGACCTGAGGGTCATACGATCGATCAGATCTCTGATCCCCTTGGAACGTTGCAGCAACTCTCGAAGGGAAAGAGGCTGCCAGCTGGGATCACTGGAAACGATCTGCTTCCTTCGGTTCAGAAGGACAGCTTGCCAGCTGTTCTTTCAGGCTACACGAACTCTGTGCTAGCGAACAACCGCTTCTCAGACAGCTACCGGATCAATGGAAAGAACTACAACGCTAATCACCTGAAGCAGGTGGGTGTGATGCTTTCGCTTCGAGGCAGCCAGGAATTTCCCGCAGCCTTCAATGACAAGGTCAACCCAAGCAATGCTGGTTCAGTCGCAGGTTCGTACATCCCGAGCCCAAATCAGCTCGGCATCCTCAAGGTACCGATGAAACTTTTGGAGGCTCGTGATGCGTTGGAGAGCCTTGAGCTGACGTCGGATGAACCAACGGAGATCTCGATCTCCCCGATTGGGAATCAATCGTGGGGCGCTCTCAACAACGTTGAGGAGCCCTGGGCAGGCGTTCTGAACATCGGAATGATCGCGATGGGACTTGCTATGCAGGCAGCGTTGCTGCTAGCGTTCGAGGGCTTGGGCGCCCTGATTGGTCTTGTCGCAGGCAGTGGCACAGGACCATCGCCAGCAAGAAAGCCGAATGGACAATACGTCCTGGGATCGTACCTTTCATCTGCGAAGGTCGATCCAACAGCGATCCCACCTGATCTCATGGGTTTGCTAGGCATTCACTCCACGAGGTTCCCGTTCGGCGACGCACTATCAACTGGCGCCGCGGCGTTCTTCCTCGGGGCCGAGCATGCAACTGAGAGCTTCGGCGAGCAGGTTGCAGACGTCGTTTCCGCCGCAGCTGAATCAGCGTTGTCCGACAATTCTGGAGTGGGATTCCTGATCATCGTTTCGAGGCAGATCATCAGGACAGGACAAGCCGTTGCAGCACAGATCGACAAGATCGCCGACGCCTTTTCATCCAACCCGATGTCAGGTATCCAGAACATCATAGGCCTTCTGAACGTCATCAAGCAGTCGAAATTGATCGCTGCGATCAATATCTTCTCCACGATCGGCGATGCAATCCTCGCTGAGGATGAATTCACCAAGGATCCTGAGGCTGGGATCTCTCCAGAAAAAGGAACGTCATCCACTGTCAACAATCTCGATGACGATACACCTGGAGCTGCTGTCAAGAAGAGCCGGCTCAAAGGTCCGGAGTATCAGCTCAAGCTAGCGTGGGCATCGAACCGTACGCCTTCGTTGTACTTGCTCCCAGATTCGATCATGACCATGGGAATGGTCGATGGGAAGTTGGGAAGCTTCAAGGGTCCTGCAGGAGTGATGGACCCAGGAACGAAGGGTTACCTTGCGATCCAGGACGCATCATCAAGGCAACAGGTCGGTGCAAGGATCCCGAGGGACTCCGGAGCTCCTGATGGGCTTGACGTGAAGAGGATGGAGATGATACTCGAGTCAGAGTACGTTCCGTTCTACTTTCATGATCTTAGGACTAACGAGATCATTGCCTTCCATGCCTTTCTATCGTCGCTGAGCGACGATTACACAGCATCATGGGAAACAACAGATGCGTATGGTCGTGTTGATCCCATCAAGATCTACAAGAACACCGGCCGCAAGGTCGGGTTCAGCTTTTACATCGCTGCGCTCGATCAGAAGGATTTCGATGAGATGTGGGTGAAGATAAACAAGCTTGTCACGCTCGTCTATCCACAATACACGAAGGGAAGAACGTTGACAGACGGCGCGAATTTCTCGTTCGTTCAACCGTTCAGCCAGCTGATCGGTTCGAGTCCTGTGATCCGAATCAGGCTTGGCGATCTTCTTCGATCGAACTATTCTCGTTTCAACCTCGCCAGGCTATTCGGCGCAGCAGATGGCGACATGAAGTTGAGCGGAAATGATATCAAGTTCGAGGGAGCAGCCGCTATAGCAAAGGATCCAAAGGCTCGCGAGCTCATCAGAACAGTCGTTGACAAAGCATTGGCGGATCCGGCTAGCATGTTCACACTGTCATCGAACGGTTGGGAGGGCGCTGCTGAAACTGAGGGTGTTGGTGGTAGCATGGGTGGGCCATCAACTCCAGATCAAGCTGCGCAGATGAACGTTCAACACGATGACCTTCCCTACTTCAAATTCAAGGTGAAGAAGCAGATGTCGAACGGAATGTATGCGATGGAACCAACGCTTCCGGAAGCAACTGACCTCGTCGAGTTGTTCGGCTTGCACCCTGAGACCGCTGAACTCACCGTGAAGCAGTTGACATTGCGTTACAGCAATGCAAAGAACCCAAACTCGAAGATCGTCGGCGGGGAGCTAGGTTACGCAGTACCAAAATCAGCGTTGGGCTTGACACGACCGACGCTGCTGAAGATCTACGGCGAAATCTCATCAGGTCTGGCGGCTGCCATCCCTGGGATCGATGAACTATCGAAGTTCCTCGACATCGAGAAGAACGCTCTTGTTAAGAGCTTCAGGTCGATGCAAGGAAAGGGTCTTGCTGGTGTCATCGAAACGATGAACTTCGATTGGTACGACAAGGTTACGTGGGACACGAGGCAGGATCACAGGGCGCCGAAGATGTGCAAGGTCACGATCGGATTCACCCCAATCCATGACATCTCGCCCGGAATCGATCATCTGGGGTACAACCGCGGGCCCATCTATCCTGTCGGTGGAGCTATGGGAAATGGCTTTGATCCGGATCAGGCAGGAACGTGAGGTGATTCATGGCAGTCAGCAGGTACAGCAAAACGCCTCGTTTGAACTTTGGTGCTCAGTTCGGTACGTCAGTTGCAATCAACAACATCAGGCAAGCGATCAAGGATGGACGCTTGCCCGTGAAGACGATCGTGCTTCGAGGCGCTGAACGACTTGACACGTTGTCAGGATCGATCTACGGTGATGCAAAGTATTGGTGGATCCTCGCCGCGGCTAGCGATATAGGATGGGGGATGCAGGTTCCCGCTGGAACCCTCATTCGAGTGCCTGAGCTAGCGTTAGCGACGAAAATTTTGTAAGGAGATCCGTGGCAGATACGACGTCGACGCTTGAATCGATCTTCAAGATGATCACACCCGCCGACCTGCTCGGCGCTCAGAAGCTTGTTGTCAAGAATTCAGACGGGTCGTCGCAGACGGATGAAAACCTCCTGAAGGAGCTTCTTGACACGTTGTACAACGTGGGCAGCTCCGGAGCGTTGACGGTGGATGCGCTCAGCGAAAAGCTGGTTGCGCTCGTTGCAAAGACGACCGGCGATACATCGAAACAGTTCAAGCGAATCATCCATCTTCACAAGACGGGACAACCCTGCCCAGCATTGAGCCAATCGAAGTTCATGGCCCAGGGCGACGACGGGAAAACGCCAATCGAGGCCGCGACATTCGATCAGATCGTTGGAACGAAGATCGAACCACCAAGGGCGATGGGAATCATCACGTGTGATTCAGGGTTCCTTAGCCCGATCGTGAGAAACGCCGGACGGGTGGAGCTGTTCATGAACTACCTCCCGAGCATCATCGCATCCAGGCTTACGCCGTTGCTCGAGGTCGAGTTTTCGTTCAACCGCGGCGTCCCAGGGATGAAGGACGCCGCGCCAAAGTTTTGGTCGCCAGGCTTGATGAAATTTCTCCTCGGGGGCGATCAATCGGCTGCTTCAGATCCTGATTCTCCGACATCACAGATGCTAGCGTTGCGTGAAACGCAGAACGTTGCGGCTGGGAAGTTGCAGTCGATCGCCGGCATGGAGATGTTTACGTCACCGCAGACGCTTGTCAACCCAGATCCGATGGCGAACGCCAATCGCTACGTTGATGTGCTCGATCCTTTCAGGCCGTTCATGTCGATCGAGAGCTTCAGCGTCAACGTGAGCCCAACCGTTGGCCTCTACTCGTACAAGAAAGCGACACTCACGTTCAAGCTTCATGATCGTTCGAGGCTGTCAGAGATCAGCGATATCATCAGACCACAGGTCTACCAGGACGCTGGATCTGCACCAACAGTGTGGATCACGTACGGTTGGCGACACCCACCGGAGCCCAGCAATCCATACGCTGACTTCATCAACGGGAACATGCTCGTCCGTGAAGCGTACGGTATCATCAACTCACAGTTCTCGTTTGATGCAGTGGGTCAGGTCATCATAACGATGCAACTCTGGACGAAGGGTGTGGCTGAGCTTCGAACCCTGAAGGTCACTGAAAACGCTGATTCGTCGTTGAACGCTTTGAAAACGATGCAAGACATCGCCGTGCGGATCGCGAACTACAGGCAGGCGTTGGGAATCGGACCTGCTGAGGGAATCAGCAAGGAGGTCAGGGGTTTCATGCTGATCGAATCAGCTGAACGAGGTACGTTCCCTGACATGTCTGGGGAGGAGATCAAGACAGCCCTCGCAGCGTTGAAAAAGAGCTTGAACGCTCCCGATCCGAAGATCGACAAGGCAGCAGCAAATAGCCTTGTCGCCGAGCTAGAGAAGTTCTACAAGGCTGATAGCAAGGGCAACCTTGATTTCAAAAAACAGATCGCTCAGCAAGCTTCAGCCGCAACGAACAACCAGTTCAAGGCGGCGATGGAAGGTGCGGATCCTTTCCTTCCGTTCGCTGCGAAGGACGCGAAGAAGTCGACGGAGCTAGATTCGGAAGCGCATCCATACACTCCGATGATCGAGGCTCTGAACGCTTACGTTGGTGAATCGGAGGTCAAGAACCTTTCATCGCCAACGACGAAGGTCTCAGCGTTTCGTAAGAAGGCTGTCTCGTTCGGCAAGCTCGTTTCTGTGTTCACCGCGAACACGTTCAAGCTGATCGATAACATCGATGAAATGCAGTTGTACTTCTACCAGCTCAACGATCAGGCTGGTGCTGCGGCAGGTACAAACATCGCTGAGTTTCCCATCGACATGGCGACCTTTCTTGATCAGTACAGCGAGCACGTCGAGAGAAAGGGAAGCGATAAGGTTACGTTGGAGGATTTTCTCAGGCTTCTCATCGATGCTCAGCTAACTGATTCAAGGGCGATTGGCTACGGATTTCGATCGTTCTTCGCTCCTTACGATCCTGACAACAAGCATGATGCTAAGCTGAAAACCGGTTCGGAACAATCGTACGAAAACGCCTTGGCTGGAATCGGTGCCTCTCGAGGTCCGTTCAAGATGCCGTCGATCGAGGTTTTCGTCGAGACTGTTTACGCTGCAAAAGAGACTGTCGACACCGATCTGCTGCACCAATTTGAGGTTGCTGAGCAGCTCACTGGGATCAATGGAGGAAGGGTCGAGCAGTACACGCGCATCATGAGGATGCATATCTTTGATCGAGCGAACAACCCGTACAAGCTCGCGGGAACGATCATGAGCGGCGAATCAGGTACCGCATTCGTTGAGATCGACAACGCCTTCCTGAAGCAACACACCGCCGACAAGAAAAAAGACGCCTCCGAGGTCTGGAGCCAGATCACGAAGGGTGTGATCACACCTGAGGGAAAGATAGCAGATAGATCGAAGGCCTTGGGCGCGAACTTCACGAACCAGGACATCAAAAACTTCGTTTCGCAGATGGTACCGACGATCGTTTACGGTGGGAATGCAACAGCTGTTGCAAATGCAAACCTTTCATCGAAGCAGGATCCTTTGCTAGCAACGACACAGATGCAAGGGATCGCGAAGAAGGCAGGAAAGCCTTCAACGTTGCAGCCAGGGGGCGCTGGTTCAGGAGGCCTTCCGCTTCGCGTAATTCCTGCGTCCATGACGATGACAACGCTGGGCTGCCCACTGCTGTCGTTCGCGCAGATCTTCTTCATCGATTTCAACACAGGAACGACGATCGATAACCTCTACGGTCTGACTGGCATAACACACTCGATCACGCCGGGCAAGTTCGAATCAAACCTCACGTTGACCTTTTACGATGCATACGGTAAGTTTGAAGCCGCGCCAACGATCACGAATTACATCAAGAGCATGCAGATACCGTGACGATGGGTCGCTTGTAAAAGCGTCCATTTTGTAGTGAAATTGGCCTCGTGAGGCCGTATTGCATCGATAAGCACGTGATCGGCACGTCGAAACACCTCTGCTTCGATTCCGACGTCCATGGGTTCAGGTGGATGGAACGTCGACCCACGGGTAGCATGTGGTTCACGAACGACATCAAGGCGCTGAACGATGCATGCTTAGATTCGTTGTTGAAGCTGGCACGGGTTAGCATCGATGCTGAGCCTCCTCAACGATTCTCTAGATCGATCCTAGGACTGCTTGGCGACAAAGCACAAGGTCTGAAGAAGACGCTGCCATGGCGGAACCTGATGCCCGAGAGGGAGCACCGACGGTTCGTGAAAAGCATCGTCTCCCAGCTTGATGAAGGACTTCAACGTGCACCGATCGATTACTTTGAAGGGCCCTGGAGGGCTGGCAACCAGCTTTTGGCGATGCTTGAGGGTGCTAGCATCGATGAACGAACGTACGACGATATCGTTTCATCAGGGACAGGAAACAAGTGGGCGGTTGAAACGTTCAAGCCCGAGCACGGCGTCGCGTTAGCGACATCGTATGATAGATTTGGTGCCCTGACGGGTCGTCTGACGGTTCAGTCCGGACCCAGCATCCTCACGTTGAAGAAGGAGCATCGCAGCATGCTCAGGTCATCGTTCGAGGGTGGCAGCATCGTCAGCATTGATTTCAACGCTCTCGAGGCTCGTGTTCTGCTCTACGAAGCAGGCAGGCGCTGCGACGGGGATGATTTGTACGGGCAGCTCGTTCAGGAGCTTGGGTTCGACAGGAAAGCAATCAAGGCCGCTGTGATCTGCGAGCTATACGGCGCTAGCAAACAATCGTTGGGAACCGCCTTGGGCATTGATGGTAACGAGCTCACGACGTTCATCAAAGCAGTCAAGATGCACTTCAACACCGACGAGCTCCTCAAGAGGATCAAGGCAACGTTCATAGCCCGGGGCGAGATCCTGAACCGTTACGGTCGACCGGTCGTCGTCGATGAGCCGATGGATCATATCATGCTGAACTACTACGCTCAATCGAGCGGTGTTGATGTCGCGCTGATGGGATTCAAGATCATCATGGATCGTTTGAGATCGGACGAGAAGAGGAACGTAAGAGCGTTGTACGTTCTACATGATGCGTTGATCATCGATGTGCCACCCGAAAGAACGGATGATGTTCGATCTATCCGGACGGTCAACGTGCCGGGTTACGTTCAGCGCTTCTGCTTGAAGCATGAGATTCTGACACAACGTTGAACATGCTCGTTACCATGGTTACGATCACACATGTCACTTGAACCCGAGCAGATCCAGGAAAATTGGGAGAAGATGCGAGATCTTCTCAAGAAGACCGGCGATCGTTCAGAAGCAGCGCTCCATATGGTTGATGAACTCGGCGAGCGGCTGGCACTGTGCCCCGCCTCATCAAGGCTAACGTTTCACAACGCGTTCCCGGGTGGTCTCGTCGATCATTCGCTAAGGGTCCTAGGAAACGCCGTGAGGTTGAAGTCAACGTTCAGCTGGACAGCGAAGAAGGAATCGTTGATCATCTCCTGCTTGTTTCACGACCTGGGAAAGGTCGGTGATGAGGTCGATGATTACTACGTGAAGCAGAAGGATCAGTACAAGATCGATAGGTTTGGCGACATCTTCATGTGCAACGACAAGATGAGGTTCATGACCGTGCCAGATCGTAGCGTGTACCTGTGCCAGCACTACGGTCTCAAGCTGACGCACGAGGAGTTCCTTGCGATCAAGCTCAATGATGGCCAATATGCTCCGGAGAACGCCGCGTATGCGTTGAAGGAGCCGATGCTAGCAGACATCGTTCACATCGCTGATGTTGTTGCCACGAAGCAGGAAAAGGGCCTCCTCGAGGAATAAAGTCCGTTTCTTGATGCGTTGCAATAGAATTCTTACGTTGTGAGCCATACTTACTAGCATGTCTGAGGTCCTCCTGAAGAGGTACATCAAGCTAGCGCTTGAAACGCGTATGGCTAGAGTTCCGAATCAGTTGCTTGATGCGGGAGAGGATCAGGACACAGCGGAAAACGATCAAGAGAACGTGCAGGAATTCAGCGCAGCAGGTGGGATCGTCGGTTACGGCGCTCCCTTGGGTGTAAATCCGGACAAGCTCGGTCGCAAGAAGAATTCAAAAAGATCCTGACGGCATTTGCCGGCATGAACAAGAACAGAACAAAAGGTACGGTGTTCTTCCCAACCGGTGAAGAACACCCGTAAGCAAGGAAAGAAGGACAAATGGCAATCGATCTAGAAGCAATCAGGCGTCGTGTGAAGGAACTCTCGGGTGAGAGGCGCTCATCGGTCCAGCTGTGGAAGCCGGGGATGGGAGAGTTCAAGGTCAGAGGCCTGCCCTGGAAGGCAGAGCAGACCACAGAGGGCATGCCCTTCGTCGAGCGATGGTTCTACTACATCGGCACAGCTCGTAGGTTCCTCGCGCCGAGCCAATTTGGCAAGCCGGATCCCGTTCAGGATCTGATGAGGAAGCTCTACCAGAGCGGCAAAGCAGATGACCGCTTGATCGCAAAGGAATTGCAGCCCAGGTTGCAAGGGTACATGCCCGTCCTCGTCAGGGGTGAGGAAGACAAGGGAGTTCAGGTCTGGAGCTTCTCGCCGACCATCATGAAGAGGTTGCTGAGCTTCTACACGAGCGATGAAGCATTCGATCCGCTTGATCCGAGCGGTGAGGGCTTCGATCTCAAGGTGAAGTTCGCCCCGAGCGGGAAGATGTTCAACAACAAGCCGACGACGGAAACAACGATCGATCCGGCAAGGAAGTCGTCGAGACTGTCAGACGACGATGCACAGATGAAGTCGTGGCTCGAGGCGGTGCCGAACGTCGATGACATGTACGAGCAGAAGTCCTTCAAGGAGATCGAAGGCATCCTGAACAACTGGCTCAGCGGTGGCGATGCAGAGTCTGCTAGCTCCGACGGAACCCAGAAGGGCGATGCTGGCAAGAAGGGCGACGATGAGCTCAGCAAGCTTGCTGATGATCTCAAGTCGGATTCCAAGCCTGTCAAGGCGAAGAAGGCCGCAAAGGCCGCTCCGGATGTCGATGAGGAAGCGCCAGCTCGCAAGTCGTTGGACGCTGCGTTCGCTGAGCTCACCAAGGGCGACGACGAAGACGAGTGATCGCGTAATACGTGTGCTCTGGGTTGAACGCTCAGGGCATTCGCGTGTCTCAGCTGGAGATCCATTCACAGCGAGGTAAGGACCATGGCAAAAAAGAAGGACGAAGTCGTAACTGATTTGACTGAGGTTGCTGGTACTGACGAGATAGACAAGCTGACATCTCAGCTGATCAAGGATCTGAACAAGGAGTTCGGTCAAAGGGTTGCGTACAACCTGGCTGAATCAGAAGCGCCCACCGTCGTGAAGAGGTGGCTCGATACAGGTTCAATTCAGTTGAACTACGCGATCAGGAACACCGCAGGTGGTGGTTATCCGGAGGGAAGGATCATCGAGATCGCTGGTCCTCCATCGATCGGTAAATCGCACCTCGCGTACCATGCCGCCGCTGTAGCACAAGCGATGGGCGGGATCGTCATCTACATCGACACAGAATCAGCGACGCCTCTGTTGAAGCTCAAGGAGATGGGCATCAACATCAAGAAAGGCTTCGTCTACATGGACATGCATGCCACCGAGCACGTGTTCAAGGCTGTTGAGGACACGATCCTCAAGGCGAAGTCACTGAAAAAGGACGTGCCGATCCTTGTCATCTGGGATTCAGTCGCAGCGACCTCGCCGTTAGCTGAGCTGAACGGCGAGTACGAGGATAACACGATGGGCCTTCAGGCTCGTGTCATCAGCAAGGGAATGCGCAAGATCACGGGAATTATCGGACAGACGAGCACGACGTTCTTGTGCTTGAATCAGCTACGTGATGCTATCGGTGTGATGCATGGCGACCCACAGGTCACGCCTGGAGGCAAGGCGATCCCATTCCATGCTAGCATCCGGATCAGGCTTAGCTCTGGTACGCAGGTCAAGGATGCAAAGGGCAACATCATCGGCATCCACGTGATCTTCACGATCAAGAAGAACAAGCTAGCACCTCCGTTCAAGAAGTACGAGTTCGACATCATCTTCGGCAAGGGCATCGTGGAGCATGAGTACATCTTTGATGAGCTACGTTCCTTCTGCGAAAAGGAGAAGGTGACAGCACCGTACGATGATGCAAAGAACGGTAAGCGAACAGTCGAGATGAGCATCAGCGGAACTGGAGCTTGGAAGCAGCTGACGGTTTCCGACGTTGAAAATGGCGTCGTCTACGTCGAGAAGAAGTTCGTCAAGTCGAACTTCGATACGATCATGAAGGATCCTACGTACAAGCCTTTCGTCGATCGGATCATCGATGCTTGCTACGCTACGACGACAGGCGATGCTGTCGATCATGGTGAATCACCTCAGGATGACGAACACGAGGAACCGGTGGCAGCGTGACAACGATCAACGTCAAGATTGCGAAGGTCGCTGATGACGTGATCACACCGATCTACTCGACGCCTGGCTCCGCAGCATGCGATATCCATGCATACGAAAACAAGACAATCCCAGCTGGGGGTAAATGCATGGTGCGGACGGGACTTTTTCTAGAGGTCCCGGAGGGATACGAGTGTCAGGTCAGGCCACGGTCGGGATTGGCATCGAAGCACGGCGTGACCGTGATGAACTCTCCAGGCACTGTCGATAGCGACTTTCGTGGAGAGATGTGCGTCCTGCTCGTCAACACGTCCACCACCGCGTACCGTGTGACGCTTCACGATCGTATCGCTCAGCTCATATTCGCTCCGGTGACACGAGCGGAATTTTCGTTAGCTGCGTACGACGAACTGTCAAAAACAACGCGCGGTGATGGAGGTTGGGGTTCGACGGGAACGTGATCAACGTTTCGTAGCTGCATCAGCAGCTGGGTGCCTTGGTTTTGCGGGACGTGTTGAATCGTCCCGCTTTCCATTTCCGGGCTTTGCCGTTGCAACGTCGGTGCTAGCGTTTCCGAGCTTTTCCTTCTCGCGCTTGGCGTCATCGGAGTAGTGCTCATCCCAGACTTCGCCGGTGAAACCGTAGTCAAGAAGGACCAGCCTGCCGTCAGGCGTCTTCCCCCAATGGTCGATCTCCTTGATGTCGCCCTTGAGAAGGTTATTCGCCTCCATCGTTGACTTCACTGCGATTGCGATCTGGGGAGGCTCGCCCTTGAACGCTGCAAGATTTTTATCGTTGAGGAACTTTACGAATCGTTCCCAATTCAAGCCTGTCAACGACATGAACTCACGTTCCTGTCCCTTCTGAAGAGGCCTGACGATGTCAGAGATCAACCACTTGTACTCGGAGTCAGCGTTATGAACCTTCGCGATGATGGACTTAGTCTTTGGGTTCGTGTAGACGGCCACCTCAGTCTTGTTCTGCGCGATTCCCTTTTGGTTGAGCGCGATCTTCAGAGCGTACCGATTGCTAAGGATGAACGCAGCTCGAGACGAACCCTTCCCAAGGAACTCGAGAAATGATTGAGCGTAGGAGAGCATCATGTTCGTGTTCTCCAGGCTCTCGAATTGCTTCATGTTGAACTTGTGTCCGAAGCTACTGCCACCCTTCTTCGACCTAAGCTCTAAAACCATCTCGATGAACTCCCTCACTAAGGCTTCGTTCATGTCGTAAGTATGCACGAAACTATGATCTGGGTGCACATGTCAAGAGTGATTTTCGATGATGTTTGATACGGCACGTTGAATTCCGAACGTTTTCACCTCAGCTTCCCACAGAACGTTGAATTTGAATCCGCTAGCTAACGCTGCTGAACGTTTGACGTTGTCAGCGTCCCAGACTCCTTTTGCGGTAACGTTTCTGTGTTCATCCACAAAATCACAATCGTAGATCCTTGGATTCAGATGCCAATAGTCACCATTGACTTCAACGATTAGGTTGAGAGATGGAACGTGTACATCGTACACGAACGTTTTTGTAGGTGTTTTTAGCTTGAAACTGTGAACACAATCACGATCGAATTTTTGAAACTCTTCGAACACTGAGCTTTCAAGTTTGCTTCTCCACAACCCGTTTCCATGATCAAATTTTCCTTCTTGCCACATTCGTTTCGCTTGTTTGCTGGAGGCGAGACGTTGTTCTTCAGATCTCACGATGCCTTTTTGAGATGCAATACCGCCCAAAGCGAAGAAACGACGTTTGCTGTCAGACATACGTTTCTTCGCTTCCTCTGACATCTGTTTTCCACGCATTGGTGCGTTGTCTAGCATCCACGAAGAGTGCCGCGCGGAATGAATTTCAAAGTAACCATTTTGACGTTTCGTTTCGATTGCTTTTTTCATTGCGATCGCGTGCGACTCTTTCGTTCGAGTGCCATCGTTCCACTGCTCGCGGACAGAATCTCCAATCTTCTTTTTGGTCGCCTCCGATTGCCGTCTGCCTTTGTTCGACTGCCCGATTTTCTTGTTCCACTCAAGAGAGTGTGGATTTGGAACTCCTCGTCTTTTTTCAGAAGAGATCGCTCCACATCGTCCCATGATCTTCCGCGCGATCGATGTGTATTCTTCTCCAAGAGCGTCTCTCAATGTTCGAATGATTCGTAGTCTTGAGATTTCAAAATCTTCAGCTAGTTGTTTCGTCGTTGTTAACCGTCTAAAACGTTCGATCATCTCACCAAGTTGTTCTTCTGTCATGAAAATAAGTATGGTGCTAGCACAATGACATCTAATGAACAAAAAGGTGAACAAAGATCAGTACTTATTGTGGATGCAATGAACTTGTTCGTTCGGTCATACTGCGCTCATCCGCAGATGAACTCGAACGGTGAGGCAATCGGCGGCGCGATCGGATTTTTGAAAACGCTGAAGAAGCTGTTGGTTGAGCAGCAACCTCGAGCCGTCTATGTCGCTTGGGAGGGAGGAGGTTCGCAAAGAAGGAGGAAGATCTTTCCGGAGTACAAGCTGAACAGAAGGCCTGAGAAGCTCAACAGATTTTACGAAGACGATCTTCCCGACTCTGACGAGAACAAGCAACAACAGATCGTCACCCTGCTGGGAATGTTGAAGTGTGTTCCAGTCTGTCAGCTATACGTACCAGACTGTGAAGGTGATGACGTCGTTGCATACCTTTGCAAGGGACCTCTTCGTGACCTAGAAAAGGTGATAGCGTCCTCTGACAAGGATCTCTATCAGCTCCTGGACGATCGTACGAAGATCTACAACCTACACAAGAAGACGTACTTGACGAAGGAAGACGTGCTCACGGAATTCAGGGTCACAGCGAGGAACTTTGGTTTGGCGAAAGCACTTTGCGGCGATCCATCGGACAACGTTCCAGGGATCAAGGGTCTTGGGTTCAAAACCGTCTCAAAGCTGTACCCATTTTTGGGAACGGAGAACGATGTCCTGTTGCAGGAGATCTTCGACTTTGCAGCGGCGAACAGGGAACAGTCATCCATTCACAAACGTGTGTTCGAACAGCAGGATGACGTCAAACGCAACTGGAAGCTGGTCTACCTCGACGGCAGCATGCTGTCTGCTACACAGGCTTCATCCATTGATTACGTGGTTGGTACATTCAAGCCACGCGCGGATAGGATGGGCCTCGTACGTTGCTTGGCCAAGGAGGGCGTCGGAGATTTCGATGTCGAAGGTTTCTTCTATGCATGCAACGCGATCGAAAACGTGAGCTACGAAGCCATCACCAGGCCAACAAGGAAGAGCACATGACAGAGAGCAAGATGCCGGGCACGAATTTCAGCCAGTACGGGAACGTCTTTCAGGAGAAGATCGTTCAAGCTTTGCTGGCTGATCGTCAATTCGCTGAGCAGATGATGGAAGTCTTCACGCCTCAGTACCTCGATCTCAAGCACCTGGTGTTTCTTGCCGATCGTTACTTTGGCTACGCGAAGAAGTACAAGGTTTTCCCGACGTTGCAGCTGCTCGTCACCATCATCAAGGATGAGCTGAAGACAGGCACCGACATCGTCATGAGGGACAACATCGTCGAGTACCTCCAGAGGATGCGTTCGAACCCTGATCCCGGCGATCTTCAGTACGTCAAGGAGAAGTCGCTCGACTTCTGCAGGAAGCAGGCTCTCAAAGCAGCGCTTGAGAATGCTGTCGATCAGATGGCGGCCGACAAGTACGAACAGATCGTCGAGGGAATCAAGAAGGCCGTTTGCGTTGGCACCACACCGCAACTTGGTCATGACTTCTTCAACGACTACGAAGCAAGGTTCACGATGCTGCAACGAGCGGCCATCGCGACGAGCATTCCTGAGCTTGATCGAAAGGACATCTTGAACGGCGGCCTCGGCGCTGGCGAGCTTGGCGTCATCGTTGCGCCAACTGGCGTTGGTAAGAGCCATTTCCTGACGTTCCTAGGCGCCGCAGCCTTACGAGCGAACGTCAACGTTCTCCACTACACGATGGAGCTCTCCGAGGAAGCCGTTGGTCGTCGTTACGATTCGAACCTTTGCGATATCGATTCAAACGACGTCATCGAAGGCAAGGATAAGATCATCGAGAACTACCAGAGCATGAAGCTCGGTAGCCTGATGATCAAGTACTTTCCAACGAACACCGCTAGCATCTACACGTTGCGTAGTCACATCGAGAGGTTGGATCTGAAGGGTTTCAAGCCCGGACTGATCCTCATCGATTACGCTGACATCATGAGATCCACGAGGCAGTACGATTCTCTGCGTCACGAGCTCAAGCTGATCTACGAAGAACTGCGTGGTTTCGCAGGCGAGAAGCAGATCCCTATCTGGACAGCTTCGCAGAGCAACAAGGAAGGTTCACAGAACGACATCGTCGACCTGGGCAACATGAGCGAGGCATACGGAAAAGCGATGATCGCTGACGTGGTCCTCAGCATCTCGCGCAAGTCACATGAAAAGTCGAAGGGATGGGGAAGGCTGTTCATCGCCAAGAACAGAGCAGGTCGTGACGGAATCGTTTATCCGATCAAGATCGACACCGCGAAGAGTATGTTCGAGATCACAGGCGGTCCCGGTGATATGCAGGAAGCTAGCGACGAGGATGCTAGCGCTCAGAAGCGTGCCCTCCGATCAAAGTGGAAGGAACTGCAGAGCGAGCAGGCGTTCATGCAGCATCGAGAGCTGAGCGAAACGAAGAAGGATTGAAACGTTGCAGCGTTGCATGTTACTGTATGCTCCCGCTGAAAGGCTATGTTGATGTCAGTGTACACGGGTGATGATGCTCTGAAGGCCTCAGAGGAGTACTTCAAGGGCGATGAGTTCGCAGCCGGAAATTTCGTGAGCAAGTACGCTCTTCGAAACAAGGAAGGCAAGTATGTCGAAAGCACGCCCTTGGACATGCATGTCAGGTTGGCCAAGGAGTTCGCTCGCATCGAGAAAAAGTACCCGGAGTCCATGAGCGAAAAGGACATCCTCGAGCTGCTGACGTCATGGAAAGTCGTGCCACAAGGCAGCCCGATGTCTGGGATCGGCAACGATGTTCAGCTTCAATCGTTGTCGAACTGCTTCGTGATTGAATCACCGTATGATTCGTACGGCGGGATCCTGAAGACAGATCAGGAGCAGGCTCAGATCATGAAGCGCCGTGGCGGCGTTGGTTTCGACATCTCTACGATCAGACCTCGTGGGTTGATCACTGCCAACGCTGCTCGTACCACGGACGGCATCGGCGTATTCATGGAGCGATTTTCAAACACGTGTCGCGAGGTAGCTCAAGGAGGCCGCCGCGGCGCGTTGATGCTCACCGTGTCCGTGCATCATCCGGAGATCAGAACCTTCATCAACATCAAGAAGGACAAAAAGAAGGTCACCGGAGCTAACATCTCCATCAGGCTCTCCGATGAGTTCATGCAGGCGGTGAAGGACGGCAAAAACGTTCAGCTTCGTTTTCCTGTCGAGAAGGATGTTCAGCACCTTGTCGAGGAGTCTGTCTCAGCAGCAGAGCTATGGGATGAGATCATCCACGCAGCATGGGAGTCTGCTGAGCCCGGACTGCTGTTCTGGGACACGATTCGACGTGAAGGTCCTGCAGATGCGTACCCTGAGTTCAGCTCGACATCGACCAACCCCTGCGGCGAGATCACGCTGAGCCCATACGATAGCTGTCGTCTGATGCTGGTGAACCTCGTTCCTTTCGTGAGAGACGAGTTCACCGATAAGGCTTGGTTCGATGCTGATCACTTCTGGCACACCGTCTACAAGGCCCAGAGGCTCATGGACGATCTTGTTGATCTCGAGCTTGAGGTCATCGACAAGGTGATCAAGAAGATTGCCGACGATCCAGAACCTGACGATGTTAAGAAGATCGAACTCGACCTATGGCAGAAAATCAAGAACGCTGCTCGCCGCGGTCGACGCACGGGCTTGGGAATCACTGGTTTGGGTGATGCTCTTGCGTACCTCAACATCAAGTACGGGTCTGCTGAGTCGGTGAAGATGACTGATGAAATCTACTCTGATCTTGCAGACGCAGCGTACCGATCGTCGGTCGACATGGCGAGGCAACGTGGACAATTTCCTGCCTTCTCAAACGAGCTTGAGAAGGGTCACCCGTTTCTTGAACGGGTGCTGGGTCCTGTGGGAACTGAACTTCGTGATCTACACTCACAATACGGACGAAGAAACATCGCTCTGACGACAACCGCACCAGCGGGGACTGTGTCAACCCTGACGATGACGTCGTCCGGTTGTGAACCTGCGTTCCTGATCTCGTACAAGCGTAAGAAGAAGATCAATGCCAACGATAGCGTAGCTCGGGTTGATTTTGTCGATGCAATGGGCGACAAATGGACTGAACACGACATCTATCATCACGGTTTCAAGAGATGGCAGGATGTCACAGGTCTAACGGATCCGAAGCTGTCTCCTTACTGGGAAGCAACAAGCGCTGACATCGATTGGGTGAAGAAAATCGATGTTCAAGCCGCGGCGCAACGCTGGATCTGTCACAGCATCTCAAACACAACGAACATCCCGAATGAAACGTCAGTCGACGTTGTCAAGCAGATCTACATGAAGGGATGGGAAACTGGTTGCAAGGGAGTAACGATCTACAGAGCAGGATCACGTGATGGCGTCCTGACAGCGCTTGACGAGCCCAAGAAAGCTAGCCCGGGTCAGCAACCATCTCAGATCACCGATACCCATGCCCCCAAGAGACCGCGAGAGCTGGTCTGTGATATTCATCGATCAACGATCCAGGGAAACACGTACATCGTCATCGTCGGATTGCTGGATGGGCGGCCGTACGAGGTTTTCGCTGGTCGACAGGAACACGTCGAGGTGCCGAAGAAGATCAGGTCTGGCATCCTCATCAAGAACGGTAGGAACAAGGACGGCGTTGCCACGTACAACCTCAAGATCGTTCTTGACGAGAACGATGATGATTGCCTCCTTTTCAAGGACATTGTCAACCTCTTCGATGATCCGATCCACGGAGCGTTGACAAGAACGATCTCGCTAGCGTTGCGTCACGGCGTTCCGGTGCAGTACGTTGTTGAGCAGCTTCGAAAGGACAAGCACAGCGATATCGTGTCGTTCTCAAAGTGCATCGCTAGGGTTCTCAGCAAGAGCTACATCGCCGACGGTACCGTGTCAACGATGGAAAAATCGTGCCCCGATTGCAGCGGAAAGAACCTCAGCTACCAGCAGGGGTGCGTGACATGTCTCGATTGTGGGTCGAGTAAGTGCGGGTGACTGCATACTTAGACGATATGTCCCAGCCTGTCAAAATCAATCACAAGCAGCTTCGAGCGTTGCTGTCGGAAGCGATTCAAACCCGTGAACCAGGTTCGCCTCTGTTCACCCCACCGAAGCTAGCAAAGAAGAAGCTTCAGGAGATGCCCGGTAGGCATGGGAAGAGAATGTCAGGCCCACCGACAGATCACACGAGAATTGTGACTGCGCTTGAGAATGCGTTTAGGGAAGAGTTGCTTGGGATGTTCAACCCTAACGATCCTGACATGGTCGAGTACGGTGAAGAAGCTTGGGCGGAGCAGGTGGAAGCCGCTGTCAATCGTTTCAGCAATGATGTTCTGTCAGGCGACGATGTCGACATGATCCTCGCTGCGCTCATCAACGGCGAATTTTTCAGAGGTTGATCTTGAAGGCCCGGATGAAGGACGTTCGAAGGATCGTTCGCGAGGAGTACCTTCGCGGCGTGCCTGAGTTCGTCCTAAGGCAGGCAACGCAGAAGTACGTTCAGGAGATCAGCCAACACGTCAAGAAGCACATCGAGATGACGCGGATCGATCCCGGTGAGCAACGTGAAGCTTTCGAAGCAGCGTCTGTGATCCTACGCGAACTCGAGGAGGAAGCGAACAACCTTCTCGAGGACAAGCTGTGGTCATTCGTCAGAACAGTTTGATCGAGAAGGTTGTACGTTCTTCACATGGAAGAACACTTCGTGTCCTGTCAATGCAGTGATTTTGGGCACGTGTTCAGGTTGAGCTTTGATGCGCGTGACGGCGACATCTACCTTGACGTGAGGATCGATGATAGAGGTCCTTGGCACAAGAGGTTGATCAACGCGTTCAAGTACCTGTTCAAGATCGACGTAACGTATGGTCACTATGATGTGACGATGCTGAAGATCGAGGACTACGATCGAATTCGTGATCTCTTGAATCGATCTGAGCTAATGAAAGCTGCTCAGCTGTCAAGAGAACGTGAACAACGGTTGCTCAGAGGGTAGATTCAGGCCTCAAGAACTCCCGAACAGGGGATGAAGGGGTACAATGGCTTATTCTGCACGTGTTCTTCAGGACAGCATCTCGCCGGCTGGCGTAAGGTTGACAACGTTCGAGGTGACCTTTCCCAGGATCGTGTTAGCTGAGTTCAACACGCATCGCGTGTTCTCTCGCAACAGCGCTTCATCGAGGGCGATCCCGGTTGAAAAGAGGATCGCTGCCGTCGAGACGGATCCATTCATCCCAGAGTCCTTTGGAAAGAACCAAAAGGGGATGCAAGCGCAGGAAAATCTATCGGACCATGAAGCTGCTCTGGCCAGGCGAGTCTGGTTGGACGCCGCGGAGGAAGCTGTAGCTCATGCTAGAACCTTGGCCAAGGTTGGCGTGCACAAGCAGCTAGCGAATCGCCTGATCGAACCCTTCTGCTGGCACACTGTCATCGTGACCGGAACGGAATGGGACAACTACTGGGCGCTGCGGCTCAGCAAGATGGCCCAACCTGAGATCATGAAGCCCACGGAGCTCATGTTCGATGCATACACAGATTCGGTGCCGAGATCGCTGGATCTAGATCAGTGGCACATGCCCCTGCTTCATGATGAAGCTGAGCTTCGAATTGAAGGCTTCACGCAGGAGCAGTTGCTCAGGATCAGCGTCGGAAGGTGCGCTCGAGTATCGTACATGACGCATGATGGAAAGCGTGATCCTCTAGCTGACCTGGAGCTGTGCGAAAGGCTTCAGAGCAGCGGTCACATGAGCCCATTCGAGCACGTCGCTAGACCCATCGACGCTCGTGATCATGCAGGGCTTCTCATGAAATCCGGCGTAACCGGGTACGATCCTCTTGACGTCGATGATCATGAGCTGTTCAGCGGCAACCTACGTGGATGGCAGCAGCTTCGTAAGCTCCTGCCGAATGAGGCTAACTTCGGCCGTGTCGGTCAGTGAGGAGACGAACTTGGCAAGGATCATCGCTTTAGAGGGTGCTGACAGGGTTGGCAAGCAGACGCAGACGATCATGCTGTGCGATACGTTGAGATCGTACGGAAAGAAGGTGAAGCTGGTCGAGGTACCCGTCAACGATCACCTGACGTACAACATGATCTACGGGATGCTGAGGAACGGTTGGGCGAAGAGCCTGCCAAACCTCTTCCAGTTCGTTCAGTTCATGAACAAGCTGCTCTTTCAGTGGACCAGGTTGATCTGGCTCAGGTTGTTCTACGATGTCGTGATCCTCGATAGGTGGAAGCTTTCATCGATCGTGTATGGCGACGCGACAGGAGCGAACAAGACCTTCAACAGGATCCTGTACTTCTTCCTGAAATCGCCGGAAAAGACGATCGTCCTTCATGGACCTTCGTTCAAGAAAGCAGCCGACGGAGACGACGTGTACGAGAAGGATTCGGAGCTTCAGTTGGCAGTCAAGGAAGGGTACTTCTACTGGGTTGAAGATCACATCGAGGATCATGAAACTGTCGACAACCAGGGGCCCAAGGAGCTCGTCCACGAACGCGTGCTGATGGCGATCGGAGCTGTCTGATGGCACTTTACGATATCATCGTTGCCGATCCCGCCTGGGGTTTCAACGACGGCCTGAAGAAGATGAAGCGCCGCGCAAAGCGGTCAGCGGAATCGCAGTACAAGACGATGCCGATGAGTCACATCGCTGCGCTCCCCGTGAAGAAGCTAGCGAACCCGAGAGGATGCTTGCTAGCGTTGTGGGTGCCGGGATCGATGATCCAACATGGGTTGGAGGTCATGCGTGCATGGGGGTTCAGCCACAAGCAGGTCTTCGTCTGGGTGAAGCTGAAGAAGGGTCACCAGAAGGAAAAGGACATCAACAACGGGACGCGCGTTGGGATGGGTCACCTGTTCAGACAATCGCATGAGATCGCGTTGATCGGTACGTCTGGTAAGTCAGTGTACCCGTACATGAAAAATCACTCCCAGCGGTCGGTTTCGTTCGATCTCAACATCGGTCACTCCATCAAGCCTGAAACCCTTCAGAAGAGGCTCGAGCTGATGTTTCCCAACGCTAACAAGCTCGAGATGTACGCTAGAAGGGTACGACCCGGGTGGGATTGCTTGGGAAACGAGATCGACGGCAGGGATCTTGTCGATTCCGTCGGTGATATCGCAAAAGAGAACACAGACCTAGGTTTGGTGTAAGAGGTAGACATGAGTTTCAAACTTTCAGATGGTGTTTCGTTTCGCCTGATCCAGATCTTTCAGGAAGCCATCCTGACGGGCGTCGACGGCGCTGACCTGCTTCGCATGGTCAGGGTTCAGTCATCCGAGGATGATCCTGAGACGCTGGAGCTGACGCCGGAGTACGTTCAGCAGGTGAAGGACGGGTACGATCGTCTCCTCAAGCAGGCTGAGGAGCTTCAGGCTGCCAAGGAGGATGCAAGACCTCATGCAGGATTGAGCTGGGATGCGCCTGGCTTTCAAGCGCCCGTGAAGCTGATCGGCCAAGGATGATCGTGCTCTGCGCGATCGTGATCGTCGTTGCTGTTGTGATCGGACTGTACTTCAACGGTCAACGTGATGACGACGAGAGCCCTATTAGCGAGGACTTTGACGATGAACGATGATCTGGAAAGGATGTGGCTGCAGCAACATACTTAGACCGTGAAACACGCCATTGACAATCGATACGTTGTTTACATGATTACGTGTCTTGTCAATGGCAAGCAATATTGTGGGTTGACCTCTAAGACTGAAATCCACCGGTGGCAAGAGCACGTTAATGTTGCGACGTCTGGAAAGGGTTACGCGTTACATGCCGCTATTCGTAAACACGGTACTCAATCTTTCTCAATCGATGTTGTTGCTAGCGATCTATCGTTAGAGCATGCAAACGTTTTAGAGTTCGAGATCATCAGAGATAATGCTCTCATCGAAAACGGTTACAACTGTTGTGAAGGCGGTGGTCATGTTGCGAAAACTGACATCGTTAGAAAAAAGATCAGTGATGCAACCAAAGGAAGAAAGCTTAGCGCAGAACATCGACTAGCATTCTCTTTTTCAAGACTTGGAAAACACGTCTCTGAAGAACATCGAATGAAGTTGAGCTTGCAAAAGCGCGGTGATCTAAATCCAGCGAAGAGAATAGAAGTCAAAGATAGGATCAAGAAAACGAAACGAGAAGCCATGCGTAAGCTACACGCTAACGTCATGCAAATGCATGAAAATCATGTCTCTCGCGACGAGATCGCGGAAACACTCTTGCTAAGTCGATCAACAGTGAAGTGCTTGATTGGCGCTCACAATAGAGGTACGTGTCGATGCATGACGACGATTTAGAAAAAATGTGGCGTCAACAATTTGAGTTCATGAAGCTGCTTCAACGTGAACGCGCGTTTCCTGATTTTCCAACGGACATCACGTCAAAATCAGGGCAGCAATTCCTCGAAGGGATCAGCTTTCATATGATGAAGGAGCTCTTCGAGGCGGGTCAACACCTGAAAAACTCGAAGTCACATCGAGCGACAGAGGTCAAGGAGGTCGACAGGGAGGCATACAAGGAGGAGCTCGTCGACGCTCTGCACCTTTTCTTCGAGCTGTGCCTCGCCGCTGGTATCACGAAGGAGGAACTCGTGAAAGCCTACCTCGAGAAGGGTGAAAAGAACACGCAACGTATCGAAAATGGTTACTGACAAAAAAAGCGCTTTAAGGCCTGTTCGACGTTCCAGTGATGGTTAACTTGCATCTGTCAGGCACCAAACAATGCCTGCAGGAGGACAAGAATGTTGACTAGGATTGGACAT